CAAGATCACAAGGCGGAAGAGCTTTCAAATCAGACAGTGGTGTCGTTAGTATATTTGCAGGTGATGCTACAAAACTATATAGATTACTTGCAAACTCTTTTGTTGATGAAAGTGGCGGCACTACATTTAATACACCATCTGAAGGTTATTGGGATTTTGTTCGTTTTGGTGAAAGAGTGATTGCTTTTAATGGAGTAGATGCACCTCAAGCATGGACATTGGATTCATCTACTGACTTTGCTGCATTAGCAGGATCACCACCAAACTTTAGACACGCTGCAGTTATTAATAACTTTGTTGTAACAGGTTTTACCACTACTGCACAAAACACTTTAAACTGGTCAAGTTTTAATGATCCGACTGCATGGACTGCTGGTGTTAATCAGGCTGATACAGAAACACTACCAGAAGGCGGTGGTATTACAGGTATTACTGGTGGACAGTATGGATTAATATTTCAAGAAAATAGAATCACCAGAATGGATTATCGTGGTGGTAATACGGTATTTTCTTTTAGACGTATTGAAGAAAATAGAGGAGCTATACAGGGCAAAAATGTAGTTCAGGTTGGTAATTTAGTTTACTACTTATCTGAAGATGGTTTTTATGTAACTGATGGACAGAGTTCAAAACCTATTGGTGCAAACAAAGTAGATCGTTTTTTCTTTGGAGATTTAAAATCTTCTTTAAGAGAAAGAGTACACGGATTTTATGACCATGAAAACAAATTAGTTATGTGGTCTTATCCTTCTGCAACTGGATCTAGTACAGCCAATCAAAATGATAAACTAATTATCTATCACATTGCTAGTGATAGATGGTCTCAAGTTGAACTTGACCATGAAGTTATTATAAGTTTCTTATCACCTGGTTCTACATTAGAAGAACTAGATGATTTTCCTACATCTGGTACAAATGACATAGATGCTATTACAGTATCATTAGACTCACCACAGTTTATTGGCGGTATTCGTAGTGTTGGTGTATTTAACACAAACCATAAACTAGGATCATTTGAAGGATCAGCATTAGCTGCAACTATTGGCACTGGAGAGACAGAAATATTTGGTCAAAACAGATCATTGGTAACACACGTAAGACCAATAGTAGATACAACTGCTGCTACTGGCACAATAAGTTTTCGTAATAGAGTTGCTGACTCTGCTACAACTACAAGTGCTGCGACTATGCACAGCACAGGAACAATACCGTTTCACAAATCAGCAAGATATTTTAAATTTAAT